AGAAATCTGGGAAGTAACGATGTCTTCTACCATCTAAGGGAGATACATATGGTATAATGATTTCTTCACTGCCCCATTCAAGGATAGCGTCATTTCTGTCACAATAAACCATAAACTTACGTTCCCACAAACTACGATAAATAATTTTATCAGGATCACCCTTATATTTTCTTGGTTTAGATGGAATATATCTGCCTCTGTATGCCATGTCTATATAAATACTTTCACAATGTATAGGACTATTTAGATATGGCAGTATTAGACAACTTAACATCAGGACAGGCTAGTAAACCTATCCTAAAGTATCCATCAAATCTAACATCAGATCAAGCACAGTATTGGGTACAATTTGATATCAATGTTCAACAAAAATCTAAAATAAAATTTGGTTCAACTGCATACTCTACAGAACCATTGGGTAAATCAGATGAATTTAGTACTATGTCTGTTCCTAGACCACCAACAAAAAAACTTGGTTCATCTATCTGTTTGTATATGCCATCTCAAATAGAACTTAGTCACAAATCGTCTTATGGTGAAGCAGAGATTGGACTTGCAGTTGCTACAGCACTTGGTGGTGTAAAAGCAATTCAAGGACAAGGGTTCGATGTTAAGAAATTGTTGGATCAAGGAGGCGAAGAAGTTAAGAAAGCGCTAACTGGTGTTTTGGAAGCAACGATTGCGCCAGGCGCTCAGGCTGCACAACAAATTATTGATGGTAAGATTACAAATAACAGAACAGAGATGAAGTTTGAGGGTATTGATAGACGTAGTTTTCAATATACATTTAGACTATTGCCGAAATCAGCAGAAGAAGCACGAGAAGTAGAAGAGATTGTTACTCTATTTCGATATCACTCAATGCCTGAATTTGAAGGTTCTACTGGTTCTGGTAGAACAATGGTAATTCCATCTACATTTAATATTACATATCATCCAAATGTTCATCTACACAGAATTGGTGAGTGTGCATTAGAAGGAGTAGATGTAAAGTTTGGTGGAGATCGTCCACAATTCTTTAAAGATCATCAACCAGTAGAAACTCAATTAACTTTAACCTTCAAAGAACTTGACATTGTAACAAAAGAAAAAGTTGCGATAGGATTCTAATATGTCATACTTTAATAATTTTCCAAAAGTAAAAGTTGATATGCACGAAGGTGCTAATCAAGTACTAGTCACAGATATTACTAGAAGAGTGAGATTTTTTGACATGGTAAAAAGTAATAATGTCACTTACGATTTTTATGATGTAAAATCTGGTGAAACTCCAGAATTTGTTGCAAATGAATTTTATGGTGATCCACTACTACATTGGATTGTTTTACTAACTAATGATATTCAAAACGTATATGATAGTTGGCCAATGGCAGTACAACAGTTTGAGTCTTATGTACATGCAAAGTATGATAATGTTGATGGTATTCACCATTATGAAATACCACAGGCATCTGGTGACACAACAAAAGTTATTGAAATTCCAAACGATCCAGCAAATACTATACCGTCAAATGCAGTAATAGTTACTAATTATGAACATGAAGAAAGAAAAGAAAATGTCAAAAGAAGAATTCGTTTGTTAAAACCAGAATTTGTAAGACAAGTAAAACAGGAATTGAAATCTAGATTGCGTGGTAATTAATAATGGCAGATATACAGTATGCTGGTGAATATATTATTGAAGAATGTAAACTACTTACTGTTGGTGGTTTAGAATTAGACTTAATTGACCTTGTAGCTTCAGTAGATATTTACGAAGATATTTTTCAAAACTCTATCTCTGGTGATATATCATTTGCTGATACAAATGATGTTATTGGTAACGCTCGTATATGTGGACAAGAGAAACTAAAACTCAAACTATCAACACCAAACGTAGATGACACTGATGACAGAAATGTAGTTATCAACTTTACAGAACAACCATTGTACATTTATAAAATCAATAGTAAAGTAAATGTTAACGACAAAACAGTTGCATTTAGTTTATCATTCACCACAGCTGAATTAGTGAGAAACAATAACATTAGAGTTGTTCAATCATTCAGTGGTGAACCATCAGCTGAAATTATCAAAAATATTTTGCGTGACACTGAATTGTTAAACTCAAAGAAAGAGTTTTACTATGAAGAGACATCAAATAAATTTAAATTAGTTGCACCTAATATGCGACCTTTTCAGTTCATCAATGCTCTTGCAAGACGTTGCACTTCAAATGAATATGACTATGCTCCAACATTTCTATTCTATGAAACTGTAAAGGGATACTTCTTTAGAACTCTAGATAGTATGATGGACAGAAAGAACCCACGATTAGTATATCGTGAACTTACTGCAAATGAAGAAGAAATTAGGGGCCGTCCAGATTTGTTACTTCAGAATATTTTAGATTATGATGTTGTTTCGACAACAAATACTCTAGCAAGTAGACGTTCTGGAATGTATGCATCCAAACTATATCTACTTGATATTTTCAATAAAGACTACAAAGAATACGACTATGATTATCTAGAGGATTTTGATAGAGATGTTCATGTAGACCAGTTTAATAGATATGGTTCTGAAAAGGGCCCTGCTGTATCTGAGTCACTTGATGACTACAATAAGAAGATTACAGAGTATCCAGATGCAACTGTATATCTACAAACAATAGATAGAGATATTCCAGATGGATTGTTCAATCCAGCATACACAGAAACATACGATTACATGGGAACAGACAAATGGTTGCAAAGAAGAAAGTCTCGTTTTGCTTCTTTGAACTCTGCTGTTTCATTAAGACTTAGTGTGTCTGGTAATACTACACTACAGGCTGGTGATCTTATCGGTGTTGTCATCAAAGATAAACTCAATGATGAAGATGACCAAACATTGACAGGCAAATACCTTGTATCTAAATTGCACCACTCATTTAAAAGAGGTGAAGGATTATACAAACATGAGATTCTTATGGATTGTGTAAGAGATACAGTTCAAACCAAATATCCGTCTAAGGGTGTTATTCATACTGATGGTGGTAGTTCAGCTGATGAACTTATTCCAAGAGGTGATGCAGACCCTGGCGAGATAATTTTCTAGAGGGAGGGCCAAAAAAACAACTCACTTTGTTATGATTTAACCATTAACTTAACGAGGCAAGACATGACATCCAAACTCAAAAACCGACTACGAAAAATGAACTTTCAAAGAACACCAACAAGAAGGGTAGAGGTTATAAACGATAAGGAGACTAAATACTATGAGGAAATGTATAAAAAAAGAACTATGGAGTTGTTAGGACTACAACATGAAAACATTCAACGAATTACAAGAGGGAGTATACGATCCCAACATATTTAAAGCAATATTTCTAGCTGGAGGGCCTGGCTCTGGTAAGTCTTATGTTGTTCGCAGAACAACTGGTGGATTAGGAATGAAAGTTGTGAACTCTGACGATATCTATGAAAAGATGTTGAAAGATGCTGGATTAGAAGCTTCCCCAGAAGATATTTTCTCTGACAAAGGACAAGAGATTCGTCTTAAAGCAAAAGCAACCACTAAACGTATGCAAGGAAACTTCTTGCAAGGCCGACTAGGACTTATCATTGACGGTACTGGTAAAGATTATGATAAAATTGCAAGTCAAGTTCAAGGACTTAAAAAAATTGGATATGAAACGTACATGATATTTGTGAATACCTCATTGGATACTGCACAAGAACGTAATAGAATGCGTTCTCGTACATTGCCTGAAAAACAAGTAGAGGCAATGTGGAAAGATGTTCAAAAGAACATCGGTAAATTCCAAAGTCTATTTGGTAATAGTGGTATGATTATTGTAGACAATAATGATGCTGGTGAGGATGTATTCAATAAAGTCTGGAAACGATGTATGATGTTAGTTAAGAAGAAAGTAACGAATCACATTGCAAAAAGATGGATGAATTCTGAACTTGCCAAGAAAAAAAGATAAAAAAATACAATAAACCCCCCAGATTTACTCTAAAGTCCTGTTTTTACAGGGCTTTTTTTTTTGGTTTTTTTCTAAAAATCGCTTGACTTGTTATGAAAACAATGGTAGCTTGTATATGTAAGTTAGAGAAAGAGAGAATCATATGACGAAATTTGAGAAAGAAATGTTTACTTGGGATGGTATGTATC